CATTCAGGTATTCAGATATAGAAGTTTTGATAAAATTCTTTTCATTGTCCATCCCAACAATACAGCATTCCTTTGATGTAAAAGTTGACAGTCTAAGTGTTATTTGTGCCCGGGAATTCCTAGAGTATGCTAGAGCAAAGTTATGTTTAAAATACATGGCTCTCATCCATGAAACTAATAAATGCCTGTTTTGTGGTTTTATAAAATTGTAACTTTTATGTTTATCCCAGAACTCGGTTGCCTCTTCAAAGTCCATTTTAACATTTAGCTTCATCTTTTGTATTAATCTGTTTTCTATATCAAAGATGTAAGACGGATGATATAATCTAGTTCCTAAGCTAAAATCTTCCATTGACAATGAGTCCGATTCTTGATCTTTGTTCAGCTGAATTTCTGTTAGATAAAGCAGCATACTATTCACGCTTATTGGTATTTCTCTGTCAAACTTGTTGTCTATATTTATGTCCACATTTGCACCATTATTGTAGTGTGTTAGTCTGTAATTATTTGATAATCCTTTAGCCATGAATGATAATATTGGGTGTGTATCTGGTATGCCAAATAATTCCACAGGCACTGACAGCATGTTTTGATGTGATGATGTGTATGAGTTTCTTTGACCAGGTAGCACACTATATGATCTTGCAACATTCCAAAGATGACACTTCTGCATAAAATATGATGAAGATAAAATAGATCCCACTCTAACAGCTTCACCTACCCTTGACATTGCACCATCTACATCATCCCTAAATCCTGTACACCCAAGATTCATGCCACATTCTTTAAGCTTCTTAATATGAGGGTATGTCATGTGACCATTTAAAGATACTAATGATATAAACTCCATTAAGAATCGCTGTGTATTTGTTTTCTTAACAGAATCATTGAATCCATGCAATTTCATTATTATCCTATGCAATAATCTAAATTCTTTAACTTCCTGTAAACTTTCAGAAAGGATCATTAAACTATAATCATCTGAGTGCTCTAAGTGATTCATGTCCAAGGTACTATCTGGATGCAGATATTTCCATACTTCCCTAGTAAAGTTTGATGAACAGACAGCTTTAAAAGAGCTCATGTAATTGAACATGCCTTGTAAAAAATTTTGTTGAGAATCAATCACAGGTTCTTTGTTGTTTAAGTACTCTGTTTTATCATCTTGTGTAAAAAATGTATTTTGTAGTATACTAACAGGTATAGTTATTTTTTTATTTGCCCACATATCAACTACTATTAGAAGGTATTTAATTATGTTTTCATCTAAGAATCCTTTCAAACCTGTTATAAGTGACATAAAGCATTCCATTGTTTCAGCTGCTGACCATTTAGTACAATCCCCATTCACAAACACTAGTTGCTGATTTGCTCCTTTTTTTACAAGACAATTATTCAAAAAATCTTGCATAACAAGCATTTTTTTGTCACCAGGTATTGAGATCATTTCATTTGGTATTACTTTACAAATCTCACTGAATATGTTTTCCAATATTCTGGCATTACATTTTGCACCTACATTAATAACATAAAATTCACGCTTAGCACCATACTGGGCCTTTATACAAATATCCGAAACAACACGTGAATTATTTAATAAAATATTCCATTCGGCAACATCAAATATTGTTGACATGTTAACATTTTGCTCCAATACATCTAGCATGCAATCATGAACCTTTGATCTGTTATTGTTTGGCAAAAATGATTCCTTGGTTATATTTGTTTTTATGGACATTGGCTGTTTTGGTCTAAGTTTTGAGTTTGTCATCTTTGAATACTC